GACAAGTATTACATCTATGACCGTGCGAACATGAACCGCTCTGGTGACGTAAAGAAACTTGCGCCACGCACAGAAGTTAACCGCATCGGTATGGCAGTTTCTAACGCTGCTTATTATGCTGACGTTTATGGCCTCGGCATGGACTTCGATGAGCAAACTCTTGCTAACGAAGACGCAATGTTGGAAATCCGTTCCGCTGGCGCACAGACATTGACAACTCGCTTGTTGATCGACCGTGAAGAGCGTTTCGCTGACACATTCTTCAAGGCTGGCGTCTGGACTACAGACGTAACTCCTGCAAACCTGTGGTCTGACTACACTAACTCTACACCAATCTCTGATGTAACTACTGGTCGTCGCACCATGCAGTTGGCATCAGGTGGCTTCAAGCCAAACACAATGGTTGTTGGTAAAGAAGTTCGTGACATCTTGGTTAACCACCCAGACATCCTCGCTCGTTTGAACGGTGGCGCAACTGTAACAAACACAGCTTTGATTACAGATGCTAAACTGGCAGAAATCTTTGAAGTAGAGAACTTCTACGTCATGGAAGCTGTTAAGAACGGTGCTGTTGAAGGTCTTGCCGAAAGCAATAGCTTCATCGGTGGTAAGAACGCTCTGTTGGTACACACACCTCGTGCATCCGGTCTGATGACCCCTGCCGCTGGTTTGACATTCGCATGGAACTCAGTTCCCGGCGTAAACAACCTCGGTGTTACCGTTGAGTCCTTCTCTGACGATGCTCTGAAGCGTCAGCAAGTTGCAGAACACATCCAAGTTAAAATGGCCTATGACATGAAAGTCACAGGCGCTGACTTGGGTTACTTCTTCTCAGCCGTAATCGCCTAAGCGATAATACTAAAGGTGTACCCTGAGCTTAACGGCTTGGGGTACAACCCAATATATAACAGAACATAACAGTATTCATATAATGGAGAGTCCCTATGCACCCCACATACTTGGGTTGGCAGGTCGATTGGCCTGTGTTTATCAAGATGCCTTTACTGGCGGATAATACGAATTGGAAACGTGGAGATCACTTTAACTGGGCAGAGCGAGGAATAGACCAAGACAAGGTTGCTACCCTATACGCCGCAGGTTATATCCACCACAATAAAGAACTAGAGGTTCAGAACAAGGTTGGAGATCGACTGTCTGAACTAGCTGGTAAAGACTTAGAGACCTTAGTGAACTTACTTAATGTCGAGGTAAACAAACGTACCTCCAGTAAGACAGAGTTTGAAGCTAAGAAGTGTAAGAAGTCTAAGATTGACGACAAGCAACGTGGTCTAATCAGACGCTTCCTTAATGTTAATCGCTGGATTACAGAAGACTTCTACGACATTCGAGACAAGGTTCTCGCTGACTAATAACAACACCAGTTCGCTGGCACTCAGGAGACGACTTACATGGCATGGTCTTACGATCCTACAGACTTGGACACTACCACGGCCTCTGGTCGTCTCAATACAGTACGCCTTCTGATTGGAGATACTGACACAGTTGACCAACAGGTGCAGAACGAAGAGATTACATTTGCTTTATCTGAGAATGGTAACAATGTATATTACTCTGGTGCTTGGGTCGCTCGTGTAATCTCAGCTAAATACTCCCGACAAGTAACGACACAACTAAGTGGTGCTTTGAGTGCTGACTATTCCGACTTAGCCAGACAGTATAAAGCACTAGCAGATGACCTAGAGTATCAAGGTAAGACCGCAGGTGCTTCGGTAGGTGTTTTAGCTGGTGGTATCACTAAGAGTGGTATTGAAGCTGTACGAGCTAACACTAACCGTATCGAAGGCTCATTCCGTAGAGATCGTTTTAAGAACCCACCAAGCTATCAAACACCTGAATACGAATAAGGAGTAAGATATGTCATTCCGCTCCTTTGACCTGCTTAACCTAGTTAGAGACTTTGGGGAAACCCTAACTCTACGCAAGGTTACTACTGCTGGTACATACAATCCAGCTACAGGCACAGTAGACAGTTCTGTCACTACCGACTATTCCGTTAAGGGGTATCTCTACAACTATAACGTAGGTGTCGCTGCTGGTAACGATGAGGTTGTTCGTGGTACTCGCAAGTGTGTTATCTCAGCCTTAGACTTAGCTGCAATCCCCGACTTTGACGATCTGATTATCGGCAGTGGTGATACAGTTAAGATTACCTCTGTCATGTCGTTATTTTCCGCTGGTACTGCTATAGGTTACATCTGTGACGTAGGAGAATAACCTATGAAACAGTCTATCAAGATTAACTCTTCGTTCTACAAGAAGATGGAGATACTTGACGAATATATAGAAGAGTATGTATCTGACCAGTTGATAGATATAGCTCAGACTGCCGTTAACCTATCCCCCGTAGACACTGGTGCATATGTTACATCATTCTCTTATTCTGTCGGTGCTGGTAGACCAAGGGGTAAGTCCTCAGATAACAGACCTAAGAAACAAAACCCTCAAGCTATGAGACAAGAAGGTCTTTCTAACTTGATGGGCGATATAAACAAGGTTGACCTAAAGAATACCACAAGCATTACACTCAGGAATGGCTCACCTCACGCATATGATGTAGAGGAAGGTACAAACTGGAGAAGGGCTGGGTATAAAGTTTTTGCACAGATAAGGAATATCTATGGCTAGTATTCAGAATGATATTCGGGCTGCACTTGAGAGCCACTTAGCTGGAACATCCGGTCTCCCCGATATAGCCTATGAGAACGTAGCATTTGAGCCTACAACAGGCACTAGCTTCCTCAAGGTACAATACCTCCCCACGGTCACTAGACCTGCTGTAAGGGGCTTAAACCCACAACTGAGATACCAAGGTGTATTCTCTGTAACAGTCTTTGCCCCCGAAGGTCAAGGCCCAGCTACCGCAGACGACTACGCTAACAAAGTGATAGACGCCTTCGCAGCAACCACTGACATCTCGTTTACCAATGGTGATGCAGAAACAATCATAGTGTCTATTGACTACGCTGAACGTCAGCAGGGAATGATAGATAGTCCTTGGTACTTTGTTCCGATTAATATCGGCTGGTACATATACAAATAACTTCCAATAGGAGAAACCAACATGGCCTTTGCACAGGGTTCACGCTCCAGTCTGTCGTTTATTACCGAATCTACGTTTGGTACGACACCCGCTGGCAACTTCACTAACCTCCCATTCAGCACCCACTCTTTGAACCTTACTAAAGATCGTGTTGCTGGTAACGATATTCAAGCTGACCGTATGGCTCGTGTTGATCGTCATGGCAACCGTCAAGTAGGTGGCGACATTGTTGTTGACCTCCGTGATGGTGATTACGATAGCTTCCTTGAATCAGCTATGCTTAACACTTGGGCGACTAACGTACTTAAAGTTGGTGTTACACCTAAGTTCTTCTCCATTGAAGACTACGCTGCTGACATTGACCAAGCTCGTGTGTTCACAGGCATGTCAGTTTCCACTATGGCTATTTCCCTCGCCCCTAACCAGATGGTTGCTACAACTTTTGGTATGGTAGGCAAAGACATGTCCATGAGTGCCACTGAGAAGACACAGGATGCTGCCTCTGGTGCTGCACCTTTCGATGCTTACTCAGGCGACCTTTCTATCGGTAACGTAGGCGGTGCTGCCCCTGTAGCCATCGTGACAGCCCTTGACTTCACCTTGAACAACTCCTACGCACCTACCTTCGTAATTGGCGATGATAGCGCACCTTCCCTTGAGTATGGTCGTGCAGAAATTGAAGGCACACTGACAGCTTACTTTGAAGATGCTGCGTTAATCAACCGTTTCCTCAATGAGACTGAAACTGAGATTGAAGTATCCGTAGATGATCCTACAGGTGCTAACACATATACCTTCCAATTCCCACGAGTGAAAATTAACTCTGCTGATGTTGGTGTCGATGGCCCAACTAGCCGTATGATCTCTATGTCCTTCGTAGCCCTCTATGATGCTACAGAAGGTACTAACCTTAAGATCACACGCCCAGCATAACTGAATACCTAGCTAGGTAGTGGAGGCTCCTGAGTCGGGTCGGGGGTCTCCACGTTAATCAACCCGACATAACTTCCCCCGAAAGGAAACCCCGATGGACTTGAAAGACCTGACACCGAATTTAGACGACATTGTTGTTGAGATTAAACATCCAGCAACAGGTGATGTACTTAAGAATGATGATGGCACGAATATGACGATTACTATTCTTGCGCCCCATTCTAAAGAGTATAAGAAAGCTCAACATGAGCAAATCAGCAAGCGGCTTAAGAAAGCTCAGAAGAGTAAGTCTCAAGATGTTGACTACTCAGATATTGAGGAAGCTACGCTGGAGGTCTTAGCTAAGACGACTAAGGCTTGGAACATTACCTACGGCGGAGAGATGCCTAAGCTCACTGTCGCTAAGGCCAAAGACATTTACGAAGAAGTCTTTTGGATTAAGAGCCAGCTTGAGGAGGTTGTGACTGACTCTCTGGATTTTACGAAGGTCTGATCTGTGAGTTAGTTGAGTGGGCTGGACATCAGTTCAAACTCAATAGACCAGATCAGAACGGCACTACAGAACGAGAACATCTTGAACAAGTAGAGAGGCAGACTGGACGTAGAGTAGAAGCATTGGAACCCCCGACACCCTTCCCCATGCTAATATCCCACGTTTGGTCTGCCTTTATTGCTTTAAGCTCTAGCAGAGGGTCAGGCTTTAGTGGCCCAGCGCCTATTACCTTTGAGCAGATTAAGGCATGGAAAGAACTTACGGAAACATCTATTGAGCCTTGGGAGATTGAGGCCATCAAGAGAATAGACCTAGAATACTTAAGGGTGGCAAATGGCTGATATTAAGATCATAGTAGATTCCTCTGACGTTGCTACCGCGACAAACAGGGTCGATCAGTTAGGGTCGTCTGGTACAGTAGCGCAAAAAGGTATTGATAAAGCCGCAAGAGGTATGAACCAATTTGGCACTGTCGCTAAGAATGGTGGTAAGAAGCTAAATACCTTTAACATGCAAATCCAACAAGGTGGCTATCAACTACAGGATTTCGTGGTTCAGTTACAGAGTGGCACGAGTTTCTTTACAGCCTTTGGTCAACAGGGTTCTCAGTTTGCCGGGGTCTTTGGTCCACAAGGTGCTGTTATCGGTGCTATTATTGCTATAGGCTCTGCTGTAGGTGGCATGGGCTACAAGATGCTTACTGCTAGTGAGGACGTAAAAACCCTACAGGAGAAGATAGAGGATTTAGAAACAGCAACAAGCGATTACGCAGATGCACTATCTGGACTTACTATGCCAGTTGACGCATTTGGTAATGTTATAGATCAAGTAGCTGGGAAGGTTAGTGCCTTGTCCCAAGCTATGCTAGAAATAAAGAAAATTAAGTTTGAAGAGTCCCTGAAGGCAGTGACTAACTTACTTCCTGCATTTGAAAGTTCCCCATTAGGAAGGGGAATGACGGGCATGGAAGCCAAAAATATATTTGACTTGTTCCCAGAAATTAAGCAAACCCAGAGTGCTGGCCCAGCGGCTGTGACTGCGGCAAAGTTTGGCACACTCATCGGCAAAGCGATGGAAGCAGAGGGTATTGAAGAGCAAGCTGCTGCGTTTGAGGCAATCAGGCAATCTGTAGTGGAACTTGCTGGCCCCTTTGAAACAATGAACGAAAAACAAAGGCAGTTCTATGAATCCGTAATAGCCGCACAGAATCAAATACAACAAGTGATAGAAGCAAATGAAGCAGCTAACGCTAAGATTGAAGATGAAAAACAGAGAAAACTGGACAAACTAAACAAGGGTCGTTTTTCTGCCATTATGGCGGCTTATGCTGCTGGTAAAAAGAAAGATGAACAGGACAGAAAAGCCGCTGAAAGACAGGCAAGTGAAGCCAAGAGGGTTGCTGACGCTCAGAAAAAAGTAGACCAAGCCGCCCGAGATAAACTTAGGTTACAAAATCAATCTTTGGCGCTACTTCAGCTTGAGACAGAATACGGAAAAGACTCTGAGCAGTACGCTAGGGCCGCTGCTTTTTATGAAAGAGAAAACCTCGCTATTGAGATGGAAAGGGCGGGAGTAAATAAAGATATAATAAACTCCCTGCTTGACGGCAACATGCGTCTTGAAGACGGAAGAAAGAAAATTAAGGAGCAAAAGGAGGAGGCTATTCGTCTAAAGAAGGTTTATGACGAAGTATTTAAGGCCGCTTCTTTCCTGTCTAAGCAAAGGTTTCAGGGCGAAGCTACTGTAATGGATCAGTCCCTTACCCCAAGCGGTAAAATAGGTATGTCCTATGAAGAACTTCTTGCTGCCGGTGTACCACACGATACTATTGTTGCTATGGGGATTAAACCACCTAAAACACCTAAAACCAAAGAGTCAGACATTGAGAAGTTGCGGGAAAGACTAACCTTAGAAGAAGCTCTGGTAGGTAAGACTGAAACACAGAAGGTACTGCTTCAAGAGCTTGGTGTAAACTATGAGAAAATCTACGGTTCAGACTCTATTGAAAAATTAGAGATTAGGATTGAAAAACTACGCCAGATTACTGAAGAAGAGGCTAGGGTAGCAGACCTTGCTAACACCATAGGTTCAGCTATGGAAGATAGCTTAATGTCTATGGTAGATGGCACTAAGTCCGTCAAGGATGCCTTCCGTGATATGGCTGCTGATATTGTTAGACACCTCTACAAGGTTCTTGTCGTCCAGCAGATGATAAATGCCTTTGGTGGAATGTTGTCAGGCTCTAGTAATGCCTCTATTGCCAAGATCGGGGGCGCACTGGAGAGCTACGACAATGGTGGTTACACAGGTAATGGCCCACGGTCGGGTGGCTTAGACGGCAAGGGTGGCTTTATGGCAATCATGCACCCAAGAGAAACTGTCGTAGATCACACTAAGGGTCAGCAAGCTAGTACCAACGGCCCTACAATAGTTCAGAACTTCAATTTCTCAGCCAATGGTGACGACAGCGTTAAGAAGATCATTGCTCAAGCTGCACCTCAGATCGCACAGATGACTAAGAACTCAATGCTTAATGATCGCCGTAGGGGTGGCACAGCTAAAGCTGTCTTTGGTTAAAGGAACAACAATATGGCACTAAGCTATCCATTAGCTACACCAACGTCTATCGGGATTGAGAGCATTGAGCTAAGGGCAGTTAATGCTGTAGCTACCTCTCAGTCTCCCTTTACCTATAAGCAACAGATCATTTCCCACGGTGGACAGAAGTGGGAAGCCTCAGTCAATATTCCCTCGGTACATCGTGATAAGGCTGCACAGTGGAAGGCACTACTGGTTGGACTCAAGGGGCCAGTCGGTACGTTCCTCTTAGGTGATCCTGACTATGCTACACCACAGGGTACAGTTAGCTCATGTACACTCACAGGTAGTGCTGGGGATGACACTGGTTCTGTCGTAATGACTGGCACATTACTAGCGGGTGACTACATTCAGCTTGGGTCAGGGTCAGCAGCTAAACTCCATCAGGTACTCTTAGATCAAGACGGAGATGGAACCCTAGAGATATGGCCTTCGTTACGCTCTGACTATACGAGTGAGACAGTTATCTTTAATGCACCAAAGGGTGTCTTTAGGCTTGCTAACAATGTGACCTCATGGTCAATCAATAATGCGTCAACATACGGCATCTCGTTTGAAGCTGTCGAAGCTGTGATATAAGGATACACTACTATGTCTGATAAGAAGATTACTCAACTAACAAATATCACTGGTGCTAACCTTGTTGATGCTGATGAGTTTGTTGTTGTCGATATTTCAGCAGATGAAACAAAGGCTATCACTCTTGGTGAGCTAAAGACCGCCTTTGATAGTGTTACAGGGTTTGTCCGTATCACTGGCGACACAATGACAGGTGATCTTACGGTCCCCAATGTAATCGTAAGTGGCAACGTAGATGGTCGTGATGTATCAGCAGATGGTACAAAGCTAGATGGCATAGCAACAGGAGCTACTGCATATTCAAATGCTGATGTAGATAGTCACGTTAATGTAAGCACAGCTACAGCATCTCAGGTTCTGTCTTGGACTGGCTCCGACTACGACTGGATTACACCATCTTCTGGTGACTTACTAGCAGCAAACAACTTATCCGACCTAGATAATGTAGCAACCGCTAGAACAAACTTAGACGTAGATCAGGCTGGTACAGCCTTGGCTTTCGCAATCGCATTAGGATAAATCATGGCAAATACCTTCAAAAATTACACAAGTGCTTCAGTAGGCACATCACCTGTCACAACTTACACAGTACCCGCATCAACAACCTCCGTTATGATCGGCTGCAACTTGTCGAACACTTCATCCGCTCAAATCACAGTAGATGTACAGGCGGCAGGTATCTACATCGTTAAGGGCGCACCCATCCCCGCTGGCTCTGCCTTGTCTGTGCTAGACGGTAAGATCATCCTTGAGACGACTGACACTGTTGTTGTTACATCCTCTGCTGCAACGTCTGCTGACGTTATCGTAAGTGTACTGGAGCAAACATAATGGCGGGATATATTGGCTCTAAAGCCTCTGTCACACAAGTAGACGGATACAATCGTACTGAAGCAGATGCT